GTTCCTAAAATTTATGGATTGGATGATATTGATTGGTCCAAAAATGTTTATGTTTTAGAAGGACCTATTGACAGTATGTTTGTTTCAAATGCCATTGCTATGGTTGGAGCAGATGTAAACATAAGTTCTATTCCAGATTATCAGCAAACTGATTTTATTTTTGTTTACGATAATGAAAGAAGAAATAAAGAAATTATTTCTCGTATGGAAAGAACAATTGATGAAGGTCATTCATTAGTAATTTGGCCTCTGGACTTGAATTATAAGGACGCAAATGATATGATTATGGCTGGGCTAAATCCAGAAGATATTATCAAAAAAAATACATTTCGTGGGCTAGAAGCACGAGCTAAAATGATCGGTTGGAAAAGAATTTAAGGAGTTATCAATTTATGGAAAATGGAGCAATCAATGTTAAAAAGCGTAGTGGATATGAGGAAACCTTAGAGTTAGAAAAAATTCATAGAATGGTAGAGGAAGCTTGTGATGGGCTTTCCGGAGTATCCGCGTCTCAAGTTGAAATGTCATCTGGGCTTCAATTTTATGATGGAATTCCTACATCTCAAATTCAAGAAATTTTAATTAAGTCTGCTTCAGACTTAATTTCATTAGAAGCTCCAAATTATCAATATGTTGCAGCAAGACTTCTATTATTTTCGCTTCGTAAATCGCTATATGGGTTAATTAAAAATCATCCGTCATTTTACACTCATATAAATTCCTGTGTAGATGTTGGGGTTTATGATAAAGAAATTCTTCAAAAATATACTGAAGATGAGCTGAATAAGATAGGCGAATTTATTCATCATAATAGGGATTATCTATTCACTTATGCAGGTCTTCGCCAAGTAGTTGACAAGTATCTAGTGCAAGATAGAAGCACCGGTAAAGTGTATGAAACTCCTCAGTTTGCTTATATGATGATTGCAGCAACTATGTTTGCAGAATATCCTAAAAGCACACGCATACAGTATATTAAAAAATATTATGATGCAATTTCTAAACATAAAATTAATATTCCTACCCCAATTATGGCGGGAGTTAGAACTCCAACTCGTCAATTTGCATCCTGCACTTTAATCGATGTAGATGACACTTTAGATAGCATTATTGCTTCTGATGGCGCAATGATGAAATATGTCGCAGGAAGAGCAGGAATTGGTCTCAATTTGGGAAGACTTCGTGCAATTAATAGTAAAATTAGAAATGGAGAAGTTATATCATCTGGAGTAATTCCATTTCTTAAAAAATTTGAAAGTTCTCTCAAATCCTGTCATCAAGGTGGAATTCGTCAGGGAAGTGCTACAGTTTATTTTCCAATTTGGCATAGTGAGATTGAAGATATCATTGTCCTTAAAAATAATAAAGGTACTGAAGAAAATCGAGTTCGTAAACTTGATTATGGAATTCAATTATCTAAAATTTTTTATGAGAGGTTCATTAAAAATCAATATATAACATTATTTTCTCCTCATGATGTTCCAGGACTATATGATGTTTTTGGTATGCCAGAATTTGATAACCTCTACATTAAATATGAAAATGATTTAAGTGTTCCAAAAAAAGTAATTAAAGCACAGGAACTTATTTTAGATTTATTGAAGGAAAGAACCGAAACCGGTCGCATATATCTTATGAATATCGACCACTGTAATTCTCATAGCTCATTTAAGGATCAAATTGTGATGAGTAACCTTTGTTCTGAAATAACTTTACGAACTAAACCAATTCAAAATCTTGATGATGAGAATGGCAGAATTGCTCTTTGTATTCTTAAAGCTCTTAATGTTGGAAAAATTAAATCTGACGAAGAATTGGAAGAGCTATGTGACCTATGTGTAAGAACATTAGACGAACTAATTGACTATCAAACATATCCAGTGAAAGCTGCGGAACTTTCCGCTAAAGGAGGCAGGACGTTAGGGGTTGGAATTATCGGGTTGGCACATTACCTTGCAAAACTTGGATATAATTACGAACAACCTGAGGCTTGGAGAGCAGTTCATGGACTTGCCGAAAGTATTCAATATTATCTACTAAAATCCTCAAATCAATTAGCAAAAGAGAAGGGTACGTGTGCGGATTTTAATGATACAAAATATGCAGATGGCATTCTTCCAATTGACACATATAAAAAAGAAGTTGATGAAATATGTAATGATGCATATCAACATGACTGGGAGGAGCTTCGAGCAAATATTTTAACTTATGGATTGCGACATTCTACTCTCACATGTATAATGCCATCTGAGAGTAGTTCAGTAACATCTAATGCTACAAATGGAATTGAACCTCCTCGTGGATATATTTCCATTAAAAAGTCTAAAAAAGGTCCAATCAAACAAATTGTCCCACAGTATAATACTTTAAAAAATAATTATACTTTACTATGGGATATGAAGGCTAATATCGGTTACTTCAATATTGTTGCAGTAATTCAAAAGTTTTTCGATCAAGCTATAAGTGCAAACTGGAATTATAATCCAGAGCACTATCCAAATAACGAAGTTCCAATGAGTACCATAGTTAAAGATTTTTTATATGCGTATAAGACTGGAGCAAAAACTGCATACTATCAAAATACCTATGATGGAAAGGGAGACGACCAAAAGGAAAATTTAAACGAAGTTGAAAGTTTAATCCAAGATTTATTAAATAGTGAGGAGGAAGTTTGTGATAGCTGTACTATCTAAGGAGAAGCAAATGGTAACTAGAATGACAGTTTTCAATACTCAAGAAGTAGATACTGCTAAACAGCCAATGTTTTTTGGTTCTCCTCTTGGAGTTCAAAGATATGATACATATAAGTATCCAGAATTTGAAAAACTTACACAACAACAATTGAGTTTCTTTTGGAGACCAGAAGAAATTTCATTACAAAAAGATAAATCTGATTACTTAACACTTCGTCCAGAACAAAAGCATATTTTCACTTCAAATTTAAAATATCAAATTCTTCTTGATAGCGTTCAAGGTAGAGGACCGGGAATGGCATTCATTCCGTATTGTTCTCTACCAGAATTAGAAGCTGCTATGACTGTTTGGGGGTTTATGGAGATGGTACATAGCCGGTCATATACCTATATTATTAAGAATATATATGCAAATCCAAGTGAAGTTTTTGATACCATCATTAAAGACGAGATGATATTGGAGAGAGCATCTTCGGTGACTAGTTCTTATGATGATTTTATAAATTCCGCTCATCAGTATGGTTCTGGTGATATGTGGAAATTTGCAAATGAAGGAGTTGATTTAGGTAAAGATACTAGAATTGAACTTAAAAGAAAACTTTATAGAGCAGTTGCAAATGTCAATATTCTAGAAGGTATTCGGTTTTACGTTAGTTTTGCTTGTAGTTTCGCATTTGGTGAACTAAAGTTAATGGAAGGGTCTGCAAAGATCATATCACTAATAGCTAGAGATGAAAGCCAACATTTAACATTAACTCAAAAAATCCTTACAAAATGGACGCAAGGAGATGATCCAGAAATGCTTCAAATCAGTAAAGAAGAAGAGCCATATGTCTATAAAATGTTTGAGCTTGCTGTAAATGAAGAGAAGCGATGGGCGGAGTATCTATTTAAAGATGGTTCAATGATTGGGCTTAATGACAAACTACTTTGGTTATATGTAGAATGGATTGCAAACCGTAGAATGAAAGCTATTGGAATAAAGCCTATATTTGATATTCCGGCAAAAAATAATCCACTCCCTTGGACGGAACATTGGTTGAATAGTAAAGGAGTTCAGGAGGCACCACAAGAAACAGAAAAAGAGAGCTATTTGGTTGGAGCACTCAATCAAGATATGACAGAAAATCAATTTATGGATTTTGAATTATGATATCTGGAGCCAAACGGCTCCTTTTTATTGTTTATATAAATATCTAAAAAGTACTTAATATAAAATGAGTTCCCATAGCATACCTCCAACAGAGCTTAGTAATAGAATAGCTAATCTTAGAAAAAAAGTTGGCGCTACTCTTAAGGCTAGAGAAGAGCGATTGTCAAAAGAAAAAAAACCAGAACTTCCGAATTTTATTAAAAAACTTAAGGAGGAAAAAGACCACGAGCATTCTATGGCTCGTAGTGAAATTCATAAAATTGATAACGCTATCAAAATTCTTCGTAAAAAACTAAAAGGAGAAGGAAACTTGGAAGCTTGGGTTCAATCGAAAATCACAAGAGCTGCAGATTATTTAGATGCTGCTTCAAACTATGTTGATAGTGGAGAGCATAATATAGAAGAAGAATATGAAGATGATGATATTCCAGAATTGCGGTCAAAGACTATAGTAGATGTATCTTCATCATCTAAACCTACCCGCAGACCTAGAGTATCTTCTGGTGCTTTAAGTAGAATGGTAAATCCCGAAGGTTCTACTAAACCCAAGAAAAAGAAAAAAACTAAAATGGATGAAGAAGTAATGTCATCCGAACAAAAAGAACAGGAGGCAAAACTAAAACAAAAGTACGACAATTCAGAAATGAAGCAGAATATGATAGATCAGTACGG